ACAAACGGTAATGTTTTGGTGTCTAACGGCACTACGTGGACATCTGCTGCACCTGCGGCATCTGGTGTATCTCAAGCGAGAGCAACGGCTATCGCAATGGTCTTTGGCTTTTAAGGAACTATCATGGCAAATCCAAATCTTTTCGCCGCGACCACAGCGTCAGGCACAACTACATACCTCACACCCGGCGGCACAACTGCTGTTGTTCTTGTACCTAATGCCGCATCCAGCGGTCAGGTCTTCAAGATTAACCAGATTGTTGCGGCTAATGTAAATGGTTCTGCGGCTGTGGACGCTACTGTATCTATTTACACCAATGGCGCTCAGGCTCAAGGCTCGGCTCCTTCAAGCGGTACGGCTTACCCAATCGTGTCTACAGTGTCTGTCCCTGCTGATGCTTCGTTGATTGTTGTGGACAAAACGACTGCCGTGTATTTGATGGAAGGCACATCAATTACAGTAACATCCGGCACAGCCAGCGGTATTACATACAGCATCTCATACGAAGTCATTAGCTAAACGGGGAGCAGTTCATGTCCAATCGCTACAAAGGCGGGATTATCTCCGCAACGCCGCCTACGACTACGGGCGGTGAATCAGGCACTGCGTCTGGCGCATGGACATTAGAACAACAGATGCAAGCTCAAGCGGCAGGACTGTGGCCTATTCAACCACCCCCACCTTTCATTGAAGATGTGTTTAGTACGTATTTGTATACGGGTAATAGTTCTACGCAGACCATTACTAACGGTATTAACTTATCTGCAAACGGTGGGTTGGTTTGGGTTAAAGGTAGGAATGAAACTTTTTACCATCGGTTGGCTAGTTCACCCGGCCCAACATTGCCCAATTATTTAGCATCCAATGCAACTGATGCTGCAAGTTCAGGCAATGGAACAATTTCAGCGTTTACAACAACTGGATTTAGTGTTTCTGCGGGTGGTGGCGGTACAAACAGTAGTGGTATTAACTATTGCTCATGGACATTCCGCAAGCAACCAAAGTTCTTTGATGTGGTGACGTATACGGGGAATGGTTCTACGGGTGGACAAACAATTAATCACAATCTAGGGTCAACACCGGGATGTATCATTGTTAAACATTCTAGTGGGACAAATGCTTGGCGGGTATACCATCAATCACTTGGGGTTTCTGCCTATCTCGCATTAAATACAACTGCGGCCTCTGCTACGGATGCAAATAATCCTTGGAAGACCCCAACATCAACAACGTTTGGAGTAGGAGATGGTGTTTATTGGTCATCATTAAATCAATCAGGACAAACCTATGTAGCCTACCTATTCGCCCATGATGCAGGAGGCTTTGGCCTAACTGGTACAGACAATGTAATTTCGTGTGGGTCTTATACTGGTACTGGCGTTGCTTTAAATGTAAGTCTTGGGTATGAGCCGCAGTGGATTTTAGGCAAACGCGCAACAAACGGAACTGGCGACTGGCGTTTGTTTGACAATATGCGCGGGATGCCCGTTTCTGGAAATAGTGCTTGGCTATACCCTAATCTGTCTTCTGCTGAAGATGCAGTAGCACCCCAAATAAATCCCACGGCAACTGGGTTTACAGTCACTGCTACAGGGTCGGATTTAAACGATGCTGGGTCAACCTACATCTACATAGCCATTCGTAGAGGCCCAATGAAAGTGCCTACGGATGCGACTAAAGTTTTTATACCGTTCGCAGGCAATGGTGTAGTTGATACAGGGCAAACAGTCACTACAAATTTCCCAGTTGATCTTTCTGTTGACGCGGCGGTTACACCCAGTACAAATTACGGGCCTTCTTGGGTTGACAGGCTACGCGGCGCTAGTACATCGAGCACTCTATCGCTTAACTCGTCTAGCACCAATGCTGACAATCAACAAGCGCCCGACTATTACATAAAGATGGATAGTAATACAAGTATCTTTAATAAGAGTTACGCAAATTTAGGTAAATTTATTAACTGGGCATTTCGTAGAGCACCATCGTTTATGGATGTGGTTTGCTATACAGGGGCTGATGCTGGAACGTCATTTAGCCATAATTTAGGAGTTATTCCAGAGTTAATTATTTTTAAATCAAGAAGCAATGCTGCTGGATGGATTACTTTTATAAATAATAGCAATTATTTATTTTTAAACACTACTGCGGCTCAAGCTACTGCAACTAACTTTTTAACTAGAACAAGCACAAGTGTCACTACTGGTGGAACTAGTGAACCAGTAAATTATGCTGGTTACACTTATGTTGCTTATTTGTTTGCGACATGCGCTGGTGTAAGCAAAGTAGGCACATATACAGGTACAGGCGCAACACTAACAGTTGATTGTGGTTTCACAGGCGGCGCTAGGTTTGTAATAATTAAACGCACTGACAGCACAAGTAGTTGGTTTGTGTGGGATACAGCCCGTGGTATGGTTGCTGGCACAGACCCTCGCCTTACTTTAAACACAACTGATGCTCAAGTAAATTCAAATCAGGTTTACACCGTTACCACTGGTTTCCAAGTTGTTACGGCAGATTTAAGTCTTAACGCCATTGGCGGCACATATCTCTTCTTGGCTATTGCTTAAAGGAAAATCATGCAAGTACGAATCAGACAAACAGGCGCGGTTATTTTTTACCACGAGTTTCGCGAGCTACATTTTGGTCTTGGGTTACCGCAAGATTTAAACGAAGAAATCTTGAACGCTTGGGGCGCAGACATTGTGTTTGAAGGCCCACAAGCTACAGGCGGTACGGTATATCAGTACAGCCAACGTGATGGCGTTGAGCAGCTTGAGGGCAAGTGGTACTCCAAGTACATCCTTGGCCCAGTGTTTACAGATGGCGAAACTACAGCCGCCGAGCAGGAAGCTGCTTACAAGGTAATGAAGGATGCAGAGCAGGCTAAGTCTATACGCCAAACCCGTAACGACAGACTTGCAGAAACTGACTGGCGCTATCGCCGTGACCAGACAACGACACCCGCATGGGACGCATACTGCCAAGCATTGCGTGATGTACCAGCGCAGGCTGGTTTCCCTTGGACAATCGTGTGGCCTACTCAACCGGAGTAAGTAATGAGTCAAAAATACCCCGGTGGTTTAATTACCAAAAGCCCAGTTACACCCAGTGGCCCATACGAAGACAGTGCGGCTTCGGGTATCTGGACGCTTGACCAACAGGCTTATTGGAGAAAATTAAACCAATGGCCTATTGCGGGTAGCGTACAGCCCGACCCCCAGTTCGCCAACGTTGCCATGCTCTTGCATGGTGATGGTACTAATGGCGCACAGAACAATACGTTCTTAGATACAAGCGGCAACAGCTACAGCATTACCCGTAACGGAAATACAACCCAAGGTTCTTTCTCTCCTTATGGGTCTAATTGGTCTAATTATTTTAGTGATGGCGCTTATTTAAGCGTCCCAAATAACGCAGTATTTAATCCGGGTAGTGGCGACTTTACTGTTGAATCTATGTTCTGCCGAACAGCTAACTCAGGAAGTCAAACGATTATTGCTAAATATGAATCTGGCTGGCAAGCAAGTTTTTCTGTAGTAATCTCTGGCGATACTTGGGATGTGAATATTACATACGGTGTTGGCTCGTATGCTTTAGTTTATTCAGGGCCAGCCCCCGCTGTTGGGGTTTGGTCTCATTTTGCTTTGCAAAGAAATGGCTCATTTTGGGAGTTCTACTGCAATGGTGTTCGTCTTGCTCAAGTAACCCCCTACACAATTGCCTCTACAACTTCTGCAATTCGGATTGGGGAACTTGGTTCTGGATATAGTGGATACTCTTTCAACGGACATATCTCTAATGTGCGTATTCGTAATGGCTATGCAACGTACTCTGGTGCTACATACACAGTACCAACTGCTAACCTAACAGCAATTGTTGGGACTGCATTACTTACTTGTCAGTCAAATCGCTTTGTGGATAACAGCAGTAATAACTTTGCTGTCACACCCGGAACTGTTAGCACTGGCACACCAAGCGTTCAACGCTTCAACCCATTTGGTACAACAACTGCCTATTCCACAAGCGTAATTGGTGGGTCAGGGTACTTTGATGGTACGGGAGACACACTGAGTTTGCCGGGTGGCACATTTACTGTTACCAC